AATCACTCCTGCATCTGTACAAACACTAAAAAAATCATCTAATGTTTGGCCTACATAGCCTTCCTTTAATTTTACTACATCATTTTCATCTACAATAATTTCAGAATCAACTTCAATTGGTTCATCTAAAAATGAATCTAATGCTTGAAATGCTTCTCCTATGCTATAAATTTTGTTTTTGTTTTCCATGTAAATCTCCTTAAAATTTATTTATTAATCAATTGGATACCCTAATTGTGAATTTACTCTTAATGTTTCTTGTAATGCACTTAATTCTGCATTTCCTTCAGCCAACATTGTTTCTCCATCTTGTTTCCACAATGAATTTGATTGTTCAAATCTTGAACGAATTCTTCCTAATATTATTTTTGTTTGAGCAATACTTAATCTACTTAAAATATCAACCCAATAATCACTTGTTATTTGAGAAACATCTTCAAAAATTGGAATAAATTCAATTGTTATTTCAGCTGGTCTATCTGTGCCGGTATAAATATATAATTTTTTAGCTTCATGTTCTTCTATGAATGAAAGATCAGTTCCCATAGTATTACTCATTTGTAATAAAGTATTATAAGATAAGTAATTTAAAATATATTCATTTAAGTTATGCATATTATTAGTATTACCAAAAATCATCCATCTTTGGGCATACATTGGGTCCACAGCACTTGAACTACCTGAACCTACTTCTCCAGTTCCAGTATAAGTATCAACTCTATAAACACCTACAATAGCACTAGATTTAAAACCAGTTAAATCAATACATTGAACATAAGGTACAGTTACAAACCTAGTTTCGTCTATATATCTTTGAATTTCACGAAAAGATTTCTTAATTACTTTTTCTAAGACTTCATCTGGAATCTCTAAGTTTAAGACCCCTCCGGTCAGCATTAATTTTACTTCTTCTACATATTCTTGTAATGTCATTTAATTTCCATTCCTATCGTTTAATTTAGCATTTATTTATTAACAATATATTTAAATAATGGGGGCTGAATTATTAGTTATATCTTCTATATCTTGCAAAACATTTTTATTTAATATTATTAATTCATTATGACCATTAAATGAGAAACAAACTACATCTGTTTTAGTTTCAATCATTATATCAATAATGTGTTCTTGCATGTCATCAAAACTATCTTCTTCGTAGTTTGGATCATGTTCTCTAATGAATTTAATTTGAGCATCATCTACTTTATTAGCAGAATAAGTCTTATAATCAACATTAATAGTTGCTTTATATAATTTATTTCCTTCAGGTATTACACCATCTTCTTCTCCTGCGTAATTTAAGGCTTCATCTTTATGTGTAGTCCAAAATATTCCTTCTTGAGGGGCATTTGGTAAAGATAAAGCTAATTCAGTGGCTGGAGTTTTATAATCTTCAGTTTTATCAATTCCTCTATATAACAGTTAAATTGTTGTTTTCTAATTCTTCTACTAATGAGCCTGTTCTATAATATCTTTTAATTTTGTTTATTATTTCGTCACTAATGTATTCGCTTGGTTTATAAATAGCTTCTTCATAGTCATCTTGAGTTGTTATAGTAAAATCTCTGGCATCATTCATGAAAAATTTATCTAACCATTTTATTAATTGTTCATATTGGGTTGGGGTTAAATCATAAACATATTCTCTACTTGGAATAACCATATAATGTTCTTCCCCAGTATCTCCATTTACTCTAATTGCACCTTCTCTTTCAATTAATTCAAAGCCACCATTATAATAATCTCTTTCAAAAGATTCTGGCCCATAATTTTCCCATATATCATTAATTTCTTCTTTATGATTATCAAAATTAGATTTTTCTTGGATTATTTTTAATTTTTCTAAATCAAAAGGTTCAAATTCTTCTCCACCTTCAACATATGCTTTAATAGAATCTCCTATCTTTCCACTTATAGTATGATGGGGTCTATAGGTATATGAAGTACCCCTTTTATCTTCAAATTTATTTGTAGATATAAAAGTGCCGTCAGGAAGTAAGAATGATCTTGGTAAGGGTTCTTTAGATGAACCAAAATTATCTTTCATTACTTGATAAATGAAATCAACAGAATTTTTTGAAATATTACTTTCGGTTAATGATTCTTCTAAAATTTCTTCGACATGTTTTATAATCTTTTTATCAGTGATGTTTCCTTTCGCAAAATAATTTTTAATAATCTGAACTAACTTATAACCTGTCCAATTTCCTATCTTTTCATACCACGTCGTATCTTCACAAGCACCTTCATATAAACTGTATACTTCATAGAAAATATATTTGCCGTTAGGCTTGTTCCGAATCTCTACTTTACAATAGTTCTCATGATTCAAGTAGTAATCAATAATCTCTTCTAATCTTTTATACTGTGCTTCATTGGGTCTGCTATATAATCTAACACATGTATCCTCTTCTGGATGTGTGTTTGAATATTCAGGATAAAACTCTCTTATCTCTTCCTCACCATGATATTCGTCCATAACTAATAATGAGCCATCTTCAAGAATATAACCTGCTGTATATGGTGTAAAAGAATTGGTCTTAACCGCTTCATTTATACTGCTGTCAGTATCTTCTTCATAGTCTGATAAAGACTCAACAACATAATAATTTACATCAAATTCATCTACAGAACCAATATAAGTTATCATAAAAGGATTCCATATTTGATATTGTTCTGGTGTTAAATCATCTTCATATTCCCAATGAGCACCATCATAGCCCTGTTTTTCTAAATGTTTTCTAGCCATATATTGTCTAGCACCATAAACACTATTCATGTCATCAAGTTTCTTTTCATAAAATAAATCTTCAATTTCTTTTAAAGTGTGACCATCACTTATTTTATAAAGAACATCATCTCTTATATCACGCAAATTATTGTCATCACAATATTCTTCAGAACTATACCCTTCATATATTTTTGCTTTATTTGATATTTTGTATTTGTGAGGAATTCCATATGCTCTAGCATCATTTTCATCTGCACTGAAAAACAATCCAGAAAAGCCAACATCATTATACAAAACAGGATTTCCTTCATCATCAACATTATCAAAACGACTGATTCTAGAACGTTCTTCTCCTCTATAAACAATAATGCCATCAATATCTTCTTCATAGTCTGATAAAGACTCAACAACATAATAATTTACATCAAATTCATCTACAATTGCTGATAAAGGTATATCTTTATAATATTCATAAGTAAGTTCTTCTTTAGTATATTTTTTATTAGGATCTAATTTTACATTATGGTCTATATTTAATTGTGTTAGGTCTAATTTAGAGGTATCTATAGTTAAAAGTATAATATTATCTAATAATTCTTCTTCTGTTGTTTCAGATGTTTCTGCATAAGATATAGCAACATCAGAATCTCCGGCTAAATAGATTGCGTTTATATTATCATATTCCTTATTAAATATCCAATTTTTATTTGGCGGGTTTATTTTAATGGCTCCATCTCTTTTAATCTGCTCAAAATAAGGACCATAAGTAGCGTGATAAAGATATTTAGGTAGTTGTTCTTTACCCAATTTTTCTTCTAATCTGCCTAATCTACCTGTAACATAGTATTGTTTTATTTCTTTAATTATTTCTTCTGCTGAAACTTGATTTTCTTTATAGCCTACATTATAACCTTTAACTATCTGAGTAGTACCAACCTCTAAACGCATATTACTATTTAAATTATTTATCCATTCATCTAAAGAAATATATTGAGCATCAGTTGGAGGTACTTTCTCACTTAACTGAATATAACAATATTCATCTGCATAGGCATCATTTAATCTTATACAACCCTCATTTAATAAAGGATCTTTTTCTTCATTTAAAATACTAAAATAAGGAGATAATATAGTTTGAATCATTCCATGATAAGCAAATTCCGACTCATAATCATACTCCTGATGTAGATTAAAATATTTATCTAAATTGACAAATTTACCGTTAGGTAATAAATAAGTAGCACCATAAACAGGCTCATAGCTGCATTCAAAAACTTCTTCTACGGCATCTAAAAGTGTTTTTGATTTTATGTTTAGAGATTCTTTAAAATATTCATCATGAGATTCTTTTATTTTGTTCGTTTTATATCCCCAAATAACAGGCTGCCTATCTGGATTCCAATCTGCATTCCATTCAGTTGGTTTACTGGGTGCTTCTGCATAGATGGTAAGGGAGGTGCAATAGTAGAAAGCACGTTTACCAATTGAAGTCACGCTGTTTGGTATTGTAATGGAAGTAAGGGACTTGCAATAGTAGAAAGCATAATCACCAATTGAAGTTACGCCGCTTGGTATTGTAATAGATGTAAGGGAGGTGCAATAGTAGAAAGCCCACTCACCAATTGAAGTCACGCTACTTGGTATTGTGATAGAGGTAAGGGAGGTGCACCGGCGAAAAGCACAATTACTAATTTTAGTCACGCTATTTGGTATTGTGATGGAGGTAAGAGAAGTGCAACTGGAGAAAGCCCACTCACCAATTGAAGTCACGCTACTTGGTATTGTGATAGAGGTAAGGGCGTAGCAATAGGAGAAAGCAGAATTGCCAATTGAAGTCACGCTGCTTGGTATTGTGATGGAGGTAAGGGAGCCGCAATCGGAGAAAGCAGAATCACCAATTGAAGTCACGCTGCTTGGTATTGTGATGGAGGTAAGGCTGAGGCAATTGTAGAAAGCAGCTCCACCAATTGAAGTAACACTATTTGGTATTGTAATAGAGGTAAGGGAGTGGCAATTGGAGAAAGCACCACTACTAATTTTAGTAACACTGCTTGGAATTGTAATTGATTTGAGAGCGGTGCAATTACTGAAAGTATAACTACCAATTGAAGTAACACTATTTGGTATTGTAATAGAGGTAAGGGAGTGGCAATTGGCGAAAGCATATCTACCAATTGAAGTAACACTATTAGGGATTACAAATTCTCCTTGGTTGTAAGGATAAACTTTAACTAGAACGCCATTCTCAATTTTAGTAGGTAAAATTTCAAAAGTTAATTTAATACCTGGTATTTCAGGAAGTTCAGACTTAACTTTTTGTAATTCTTTAGGAGAATTATTAAGTAAATTATCTTTTGAATCATATATTTCATAGTTTGTTTTAATACCATAACTATTAAAAGCACCAATCATTTTTGGATAAAGTGCTAGGGCATATTTCTCATTGTTTCTAATAAAGTAGTATAAAACAACACCCTCTTCTTTATAACGATTAAAATGACTACTTGTCTCTTTTGACGCAGTACACCATTGAGTTCCTTTTCCATATAAGCAAGATGCTTCATATGTATCTATTCTATAGACTTTCCAACCATTTCCTTCAACAACAAGTTCAGCACCTTCAGTTTTTTCAATTTCTTTTTGTTTAGTTTTAGAAACAGTGTTCTCAATTTCATTTACTCGGTCTTCTAATTCTACAATATCTTTTTTCAACCAATAATAAATATCATTTTCTGGTGATTTTAATCTATTTTTAATAGATAAAAATCTCTTTGCAAGTGAATCACCTGCAAAATCAATAAGCTTTTGCTCATCTGCTTTTGACTCATTTATATTATTACTACTAGTAGAATTTTTATAGTTCCATACAACAGGTCTATTGTCTGGATTCCACTTTTCATTCCATCCAGTTGGTTTTTCTGTTGCTTCAGCATAGATGGTAAGGGACTTGCAGCCAAAGAAAGAATATCTATCAATTTCAGTCACACTGTTTGGAATTGTAATTGACGTGAGAGATTCGCAATTAGAGAAAGCACCATAACCAATTTTAGTAACACCATCAGGAATTATAATTGAAGTAAGAGATTCGCAATTAGAGAAAGCATAATCCCTAATTGAAGTTACGCTATTTGGAATTGTAATTGAGGTAAGAGAGGTACAACTAGCGAAAGCAGCAGCGCCAATTGAAGTCACACTATTTGGTAGATTAATTGAAGTAAGGGATGAACAATCTGAGAAAGCAGCATAACCAATTTCAGTTACGCTATTTGGAACTATAAATTCTCCTCCATTATAAGGATAAACCTTAACTAAAACATCTCCTTCTACTTTAGTTGGTAAAAGTTCTAAAACTAAATCAACACCAGGTATTTCAGGTAAGTTAAGTTTTTTAATTTTTTCAGGATTAATAATTAAGTCATCTTTCTCATCATATAATTTATAGTTTGTTTCGATGCCATATTCTTTTGAACTATCAATAATTTCTGGATAAAGTGCTAGGGCATATTTTTTAGTACCTTTAATAAAGTAATAAAATTTAACATCTTCTTCACTATAATCATTCCACCATCTACTTGTTTCTTTTGCTGCAACACACCATTTAGTTCCTTTACCATATAAACAAGATGCTTCGTAAGTATCAATTCTATAAACCTTATATCCATTTCCCTCAGCAACAAGCTCAGCACCTTCTAATTTTTCTATTTCTTTTTGCTTGGTTTTAGAAACAGTGTTTTCAATGTCATTAACTTTGTCTTCTAATTCAATTACATCTTTTTTTAGCCAATAATAGATGTCATTTTCAGGAGATTTTAGTCTATTTTTAATCGCTAAAAATCTTTTTGCTAAAGAATCTCCTGCAAAATCAATGAGTTTTTGTTCATCAGCTTTTGATTCGTTTATATTATTAAGAGAGTCTGTCTCAACTGCTTCTCTTATTAGTCTTTCAACCAGCACCCCTGTTGTATAATATCTTTTAATTAATTTAATTATGTCATCTGGTGTATGTGTTTTTGGTGAAAAAGCTTTCCATTTAAAACCACCTTTTTCATTCATACCATAATCTATTTCTAAACTACTGCCTTTTAGGGTTTGGTTTTCTTGATTAATAAAAAAATAATCTAATAATTCTAATAAACTATTATATTGCGCTTGTGTTGGTCTCACTTTAGGCAATCCAATATATCTTTCATACCCAAAATTATATCTTATCAGTTCATCTTCATTAAGATGTTCTATTTTATGGACTATTTCATAATGAGGAAGTTCAAGTTCATTAGTTGAAATAATTTCACCATTAGTGGCAATCCACCCTCTAACATTATGATTGCCATCTGTTACATCATCAACAGTTTTAATTGGATTTTGTATATTTTCTATAGTTTCATTTATATTATTGTTCATTTTACCTTCAAGAACCCCACTTATAAAACTTTTTTGAATTGATTTAATAATAGATTCTGCATCATAGTTTGGTTCATCATAGAAGAAAGTTTTTTTATTTTTATTAACCCATGCAAAAATATTTTTGTTTTTATTAAGTTGCCTATTAATCCATTTTCTTAATATATCAAGTTGTTGAGAGGTAATTCTTTTACCTACAACTATTTTGCATCTATTTTCAAATTCTCCCTCTCCAGTGTTGAGAGTAATAAAGCCTAACTTTAAAATAAGATAATCTAATGTATCATCAGTTGAATACCCAATAATTTTTCTAAATACTTCATCTGCAAAATCAGTATGGGTAGCATATTTAGTAGCATTTAAAACAGTTCCATTTGGTGATAAAAATATTGTAGCATAATTTTCATAATCAACATCATTTATAATATATTTTCTTTTATCTTTTACACTTAATTTTTCTACTGCTTTGATTATATCTTGTTCTGATATATTATAATCTTCTAAATCTTCTTCAACCTTTTTATCTTCTAAGTAACCAAATTTAATAAGAGCTTTTTTCCATTCAGGTTTAAAACTTGGATCTTTAATAGCTTCTTCAATTGGAATAAATTTAGAGGTACCTAATAAAATTGGGTCTCTATCTATTGAATCTACTTCACCATCATAATAGCCATCAAACTCACCTATACATAAACAAGTATAATAATGATACCACCATTCTTCTTCTGGAACATTTTCTTTAACCCAAGGTAAAGCATCATCATGTTTTACGCAATAGTCGTAACCTGTTTCTTTAGCATTAGCAACAATTATATTAACTTCTTCTTTTGCTTCTCTTACTGCTGCTTCTACTGGTGTTTCACCTTTATCTATGGCTCCTCCAGGTAATGAAAACACTCCTGGTTCTTGTTCTTCTTCACCAATTAATATTTGATTTTTATCTTTAATTATCATTATGCCGGCTCTTAATCTTGCTTTTTTACCACTGACAATTATAGATGGATTCCATTCATCTGTCTCTGGATTTTTCCAGTAATGAATATTTTTAAGATTTATTTTTGATTCATTTAATTTTTCTAAAATTCTTTTTTTATATTCACCCAATATTTTTGATAATTTATTTTCATCAAATCCTTCATACCTATCATATATTTTAAAATTTTTATAGTCATAAGAAATATTATAATCATCATCCATTGCATATCCATCATCAATTATTTCATATTTATTATTTTTATCATCTTCTTCATAAAATTCATTTGGGGCAAATAATAAACAAATCTTACCTTCATCCTCCAAATTTGGGCTAATATTATAACCATTATCTATAGCTGTAAATACTAAATCATTATGAATATATTTATTTGCATCCCCAATTATATATAAAGGAGTATATTTTGTGTCAATTAATATTCTAAGAGGTATTTTTGATTGTAATATAAAATCTTTTGCCTGATAGACAGAATCTAAAATATAAATATCTGGCCCCGCACTCATAGAAATTATTTCTTCATTTAATTTTTCACTGACTGTATTATTTATTTTTATAATCATTTCTTTAAATGCCTCCGAATATTCCTTTTCTTCTTTAATTTCAAATGCTTTATCTCTAATATGATCTTTTATTTTTTTCAATTTTTCAATATCATCTTTTATTCTATCTATTACAGAGTAGTCAGGAGCAAATTGACCATCCCTTACATATTGTCTGCGCTTATTAGCGAGTATAGATGATGCCTCACCCAAATCTACATATAAGCGACTAATCGCATTATTAACGCGTTTAAGCGCGCTAAAAGCGCGAGTGACTACTGCACTATAGTTGATGGAAGAGACTTTGCCTGAATTATCTCTTAAGTATTCACGATAACTATTTTTAATAAAACTTGTAGTAGCATTCATATCATTTAATTTAGCAATTTATAAAAACTAGAAAAAAGCACCTAATTAAAGGGGCTATTTTCTGAAACCAATTGAACAATATTGATTTCATAATCGAAAAATAAATTAGAAAAAGTCTCTCTTTTATCTAACACATTATTATACAATTATTCTTCAAAGAAATAATTAAAGTCAATATCTGGATCTTCTAACTCACAATTAATTAAATTAATTACTTCTGATAATGAATCAGAAGATTTTGGTTCACTTTGAGCAAATAATCTTCCATCTTTAAGAATAACTAAATACTTACCTTCAACATACCCATCTTCTGTAATTTTATTTTTAGCATAGATATAAGACATATCTGCCATTAAATCTTCATATTCACTTTGAAGTTCGGAAAGTGATTCTTCTTTTCTTTCCATTTCATCTGGGAACTCTTCTTCATCATATACCCAAATTTCTCCTGAATCATAAAACTCTTCTAACTTTTTAGCTATTAAATCATGAATTAATTTATAATCTTCAGTGTCTGGGCTTGTTAAATCATAAATAATATAATTATCTTTATCTGTTGCTTCGTTTAGTTTTTCTCTAGTTGGTACTTCTTCAACTTTAATATCATCAGATTTAAAATCATCTGATAATTCATCGTCAGCATAGTCAACTGTACCTTGGGATTCTTTCCATTCTTCTGGTGTCTTAACTTCTTCAGCAATAAAATCATTTATAATTTCTTTAATACCATTTTCAGTTGGGAAGTCAATTATTCTAACTGTAACTCTTCTTAATTCAGATTCGTCATCGTCTTCAGAAATAATATAACCTGTTTTTCCATTCCAAATAGTATCTGGTTTTAATATCATTACTTTTTGGTCTATTCTTGATTCAATTGCTTCGGTTAATCCTTCTTTTAGTTGGCCTCTATCATTAATTATCATATTTTTATCCTCTAATTACTTCAACTACTTCCCAAGTTTCTGCGTCACGTTTTGTAAACCAGAAATCGAATTTATCAGTATCTTCTTTATGTTTATTATAAAATCTAAATGCATCTAATTTATAATCAAATGTTTTTGTTTTTGGGTCTGATTGGCCTGCTTCATATTCATCAGCTCCTTCATACCACAATACTTCAAACTTATAAGTTAGTTTTCTTTCATCTTTAGGTAATAAAATGCCACCTGATCTTTTAGCTATTTCATCTGTACTAGATTCATCTAAACCCTCTTCTGGGTCTAAGAATGATTTTTTAGGTTTAATAGAATTGAAATAATTAAATTTATCAAGTTCAGATGCATGTTTTTTAGCTAATTCTAAAGTGTGCTCATCAACCTCTATTGTTCTAAAATCATCATAATTATATTTTGGTTGACCAAATTCTACTTGCAACCCAAACAATAAATCATCTGCTTCTTCAGTGCCTTCTTTAGTTCCATAAAAGTCTTGGCCTAACCCTTCACTTAATCCTGCTTTAGCCATTTGAGTTGATTTTTTAACATTAGCAGCATCTGCTTGGCTTTTTTTTCTATCCCCAATAAACATATCTGCAATATCTTCTCTACCTGCTTTTCTAGCATTGATAGCTGCTTGTCTTGCTCTTGGATTTTTTACTCTGGCAACTGATTTCCCAAAAATTAAATCTTTAGTTGCCTCGCCACCTTGTTTAAAGGATTTCTTTTGGGCGCTTGAAGCTTCAGTAATAGCTGCACTATCATGATCAACAAATGGGCCATCAGAAATATCTTCTAAAGGTTCGTCTAAGCCACTTTCCTTATTTTCTGTAATTCTAACACCATAATAACCTGTGCCAGAAATATCTCTCATAAAATTATATCCATTTGATTTTAATTCTTTTACAATTAAATAAAATGTTTCTTTATTATTAGTGCCTACATCTACTGATTCATTATTTGTAATCTCAATCCAAGCATCAATTTCTTTTGCCATTAATATATTACTAATGTCGTCTGCTATTTTATCTAACATTGATTCTTTATCTTCATTTAATGACTCTTCAAAATTATAACCATAATCTTCAGCAACTTTTTCTAAATCTTCTTCATAATAATTACTCTTTAAATATAATTCTCTACAAATAGCTTCAAAATCTTTATCATCTTCAAGTGTATCTTTAGATTTTAAATAATAACTAAAGAGGTTAAATATATCAGTGTCTGACCCATCTACCTTTACTAATTTACTATCACAGTATTCTTTAATTGCTTTAATATAAATTTCAGTTGGTACTTCAATATCATCATTTTTAACAACATCGTTTCCATCTGCGTCGTCAAATTTGAATTCAACTTCTATTTCAAAGCTGCTTCTATCATTTTTCTTTTCTTCTAATTTTTTCATCATCTATTCTCCTAATTTTATTTTATTCCTAATTATAATAATATATCGTTTAATTTAGCAATGTCTTGCTGCTTATATCCTAACTCATATTTTGATACTTTAATATAATTTTGTATAAAATATGTTACTATTGTTGGGTTTTTATATATATCAATATCATACGCTGTATCTTGAATACAAACAATATTTGTTTTACTGCTGTTTAATATTGAATTTATAGTTGAAACTGAACTTTTACTATTAATGGTATTGCCTATTATCCCTTCTCTATATAATTGTTTATTATTCTTAATTATATAATGGTCAAATAAGAAAACATTTAAATTTTTTTCTTCTCTAAATTTAGAAATAGAATTTAATATATCATCTTTATGCTGGTTAAAACAATTTATCATTTCAGATTTGAGATAAGGCCTTGCAAGATGAGATACAGATATAACTTGCCCCATCTTCATTATTTCTTCTTTATTTGAACCATAAATTAAAGAATAAGTATTTACTCTATGGTGCCCATACATATTATTTAAATCAAAAGTCATTTTAGTATTAGTTCTAACTTTATTATCTTTAAAGAATAATTCTTGATCGATTGGTTTTGTTATAAAAACATCGTCATTAAAATAAATAAACTGTTCGCATAATTCTTTTATATTCCATAAAAACATTTCAATACAAGTACTATTAAATGTAGGCAAATATTCTTCCGGTATAAATTCTTTATGAAGTACTACTTTTACTTTACTTCTATCTATCCAATCCGGGACTTGAGAATCACTCTGAACTAATAAAAATACATTATTAACCCAAGGTAAGTTTTTAGCTATACATCTAAACCAGTATTTAAAGAAGCTGCCTTGACCTCTAAATCTTTCTGCCCCATTAGTTTGCTCATCCAATTCTTTTTTTGGATTATATTCATTAAATAATTTTTGCCATTCTGGGTCCATTGAATCCACATATGGCACAACAACATCTATTTTTTCCATTTTTTAGGCAACTCCTTATTTTTAGTTATATAATCAACTATTTCTGCTGTATTGCTTCTCAGTTGTTTCCAATTATATTTTTGTTCTGATGCCCAAGTAGATGGAACAACCTCAACAGGATTTTTAAAGTGAACACATCTGATTCCTTTTGGAGCATCAAACTCTTTATCAGGATATTTATAATGTAATAATGTGGCCCATATTCTATCTTCAAATCCTTCAGACTTTTGTGGATCAATGTTTGGAATTGGCTCTTGCTCATAAATATATCTAGAAATAGCGCATAGATTTAATTGAGAATTAGCATATTGTAAAAAACAAAAACCATCTGGGTGATTATCTATTTCATTAATATATTCTTGAGCCACATTATTATTATCTAATTCAAATAAAGCGTCATCATCAAGCATAATAATATAATCAAACGCTGATTCTAAAAAGTGTTTTCTTAATGTTTGTCTTGCACCTAAAATGCCAAGTTTACCATAATCAAATCTAATGACCTCATTTTTACATTTTTTATCTAAATTATAATATTTCCATTGTTGAGAGATAATCATAATAGGAATATCTGGCCATAAATCACTAAGTCTTCTTATTAGTCTATCTAATCTATCTTGTCTTTGTTTTCTTTCTGGTTGCTCCCATGGAAAATAACTTATAATTCCAAAACATTTTTTCATAAATATTGTCTCCTTAAATTGGGTTAAAAATTGATTATAACATCTTTCTATCTCTCTTGGGTCCCATACATCATTATTTATTATTTCGACGTATTTAATTTTATATTGTTTTTTGTAATAGTCTATGTTTATAGGATGGTTGTTACCGTGACCTCTTCGTGTTGCTTTAAGACCAACAAATATCACCTTATCTAATATCTTATAATTTATTAATGTTTTAATTGTTGTTTCAATGCTATTATTTATTTCATTATTATTTGAATCAAGGTCAAATATATTAAAATTAATTGTAAAATAATAATTATCTTTTGTCAACACATTTTTATAAAAGTCATTCAGTAAAATACATCTTGATTTTAATTCCTTTATATATTTATCATCAACATAATTATGAACAATTTGAACGATGTCGTAGTCATATGTTTTATCAGAATCTCCTTCATACCAGACTCTATGAGGTGTGATAGTTGGTATTTTTGTGATAATGTGACCATAATATTTATCATCTAATAGCGCTTTAATACATTGAGAACCTTTAGTTACAACATTATCAACTGGTCCCTTTAATCTATTAACTCCAAGATAGCCCATACCACCACAATCACCCGCTAACTGCATAAAATAATATGGTGATTCTGGATAATAAATTCCTCTTATAGAAAAGTCAATATCTTTATCTAAACCTTCCTTAATAAAAAATTTAATGCATTCAATGTCCCATTTTCCCTGTACAAGACCAAAGTATCTATCTTTATTAGATTTTCTTCCCCAATTAATAATATTGCCTGTTTTGCTAATTAAAAATTTATAATCTTTAATATAATTATTCTCTTCAAACTTCCATGGGTCAGCACTATAATCAAATAAATCTAACATGGCTTTTTTCTTCCATAAAGTACACATGCAACAAAGATTCCATTTACCTGGACTTCTTTCTAATAAGTCATCTGATATGGGAGTTGCTTCAATATCACCATTAAGTTGCAAGTTTATATTAGCATAGTCATCAATTAAATAATCACATAAAGATAAAACTTTATTATTATCCACCTTTTCTCTAATAAATATATCATCAACCATAAAAAGAATATAATCATCGTCTATTTGTTTAACTGTTTCTCTTACTCTATCAGTCCAATGATCAAGGTCATAATTAAAATTAATTGTAGCATAAAAAGGATTAATAATTGTCTCTGTAGAATAAACTATTTGAGGATGATTAGGCCAATACTTTTCCATACAGTAAAAGAATGGCTCAAACAAATCTTTATTTTTATCACAACTAAGTACAACTATTATCATATTTCACTTAATTTAGCAGTTTTATAAATTTATAATAGAAATAAAAATATCGCCTAAGCGATATTTTGTTTAATTGTTTCTAGATACTTTTTTGGACTGCTGTTTTACCACTGAACTACATCCCTTGCGGAATGATGGGATTCGAACCCATGGCCGCAGTTTGGATTCCTTTATTTGCTGTTCATATCTAATAATATTTCAGGCCGGGCATTTTTAATAACTTTTTTTCTAGATGCCATTTTTTTTATTATCAGTAAAATTTTTTAAATGGCTGTTGGCATCTAAGTTATTTAGTTGTAAATTTGTCTAGATACAGTTTTTTGGGCTGATGCTCTACTACTTGAGCTACTTCCCCATTGTCGGGAAGTCAGGAGTTGCACCTAAATCCTCAGCGATTCATCCTTTTAAATTGCTGGATGTATCTAATTTGTTTTTTGTTATTACTAGGTACTAGAGTTAAATGAAAAAACTTTATTAATTATTTTAAAATTGTTTTTGTTGCTGTATGTTTTTAAAATTGTTTTTGTTGCTGTATGTACCTATACATTATATTATACAATGTTTATTTTAAGAAAGCTGGTTCTTTCATTAAATTTGGCTCAGTAGCTTCTTTAGCTGCCCCAACGTTGAAATCAATTTCTGGAATCACACTATATCTTTCACCAGATAATTCGTCAATTAACGCTTCATATGGGTCGGTTTTACCACTCATAACTAATCTTAATACGTTTTGAGAGAATCCTGAAATTAAGCTAACTCCTCTGTCATTTGTAATCACTGGGATTGTTCCTGTTCTACTATTTACATTCCAGAAGGCTAATTTTGGCATTGCATATCCATATGCTTTATAATTTGCTTCCATATATTTAAATACACTCATTGAAGCATTTTCAGCACAACCATCAAATTCCATATCTGAAATTATCAAGATTTGTTTTGGCATATCTTCTGGACTAATTTTTCCATCTACAGCTGTTTTTAGAATTAATTCAAATACTGCTTGAATATTTGTATTAGCAACCTCGCTATGCTCATACAAGAAATCTAATTTGTTGTGAAGACTGGAATATTTTTTCTTATCTGAGAAATCAAGATATCTTGGTGTTTTACTAAAAGTAATAATTCTATCTTTATATGATTCGCTACAATGTTCTGCACAATAAATTCCTAAGGCAGTTGCAACTTCTAAAGCACTAATCTTAGTACCACCAATAGTACTTGTCATTGAACCACTATCGTCTCTAACAACAACAGTATCATCTAACCCAACAACTGATTTCAAATTTTTCCATAGTTGTTCTAATGTTTCATCATAAGATTTTACTGATCCTCCCCATGAATTTCCAGAATATTGATGAACAATATCATGTGGGAAATTGACTGAAGAATTAATTTTGACTGTTTTATCTCCAGCTGCTAATTTTGCTAAAAATTCTCTACGTCTTTCTTCATCATTACGTAAGAAGGCACTATTATATAACAAATTAGCTCTACTTGGGACTGCATTATAATCAATTTCAGACCATTCTTTCTTACAGGCTTTAACTTCAACTACATCTAAGTATTTTCTTAATGTTGATAATGTTTTACGATACTCTTTTGGAGTTGTTCCTAATAACTTAATCAATGTGTTAGCATTATCTCTAGTTGTTTTGCTTGAAGCGTTTGCTGAAGGTAACCATTTTGCTAATAATGTAATTGGCTCTCCAATTCTATAATTTGCAAAGTCGGTTTTTAAAGTTGACTTAATTAAGTCTACAACTTTATCTTCATATTTTGTTCCTAAGAACAATAATAAATCATCATAACGACCAAACTCTGGTGTGTTAGTGATAATTGAATCTACTATTTTGTCTTTATCTTTAAAAGAGTGGGTTAGAAGATGTTTAATACATAATCTAAACATATCTCTTTCACCAACTCCTTCTCTAATGTCTCTGACATAGAATAGAAATTTTAAGAGATATTTATCATTCTCTGCAATTACTTTATCTAAGTCTTCAATCATTAACTTTCTATCACTACGATAGGAAGCAATTTTATAATTGAAATCAGCTAAAGCATGTGTGGTTGTTTTGTAGCCAACCATTCCGTTCTCGGTAACACTTGTGTTGTTCACAGTAGTGTTTAATTTTGTGTAAAAACTTGACATATTGGTTTTTCTCCTTTTAACTCTATTATATTATATACTCAGTTTTCTGAAATTGCACCTTTTTTTTTATTTCTCCGAAATTAAGTTTAATAATGTTTCTTTATTATTTGCTTCTGGGTGTTCAGTAACGTATTCAAAAGCCATATTTAAAGCGTCTCCAATCTCTTTTCCTTCGAGCCCCATTTCAATTAAATCACAACCATCAATAGCTAAATCTTTAAGTGACATAGCATCTTTATATTCTAAAATTTTAATGTAGCGTTCTTTTGCTAAAGATAAATTTTTAATTGTATCAGGTAATTCTCCAAACAGATTGTGAGATAAAGCATCTGCTTCTCTTAATTTTAAAAATTTTGGAAACAATTCAACCCCAACATCTCTAACTAATCTTTTAAATGCTCCCATGCCTGTATTAAGATCTCTATTATGATGGCGAACCATCTTATAAACATTATCTCTAGTAGTATTATCAAATTTAAATGTTTCCATAAATTCTAATACTAAATCAGCTGAACGTGGTTCATGTTCATAATAATGATTCCAACCTTCTTCATCCATTGTTTCTTTATCAGGTTTACCAAAATCATGTAATAATGCTGCTACTCTTAATTCCATATCTTTAGGTGTTTTATTAATTACATCAAATGTGTGGTGTAAAACATCTGTATAATGATATTTATTATGTTGATTACAAGCTAATAATTTGCTTAGTGGTAATGGAATATATTTTTCAAGATTAGTATTAATTAATAATGATAACATTTCTGGTCTATCTGACATTAATATTTTAATTAATTCATCTCTAATTCTTTCTTTAGAAATTAATTCTAATTTTGAAGATACTTTAGTAATTGCTTTAAATGTTTCCTCTTCAATAGTAAATCCTAATTGAGCAGCAAATCTAATTGCTCTTAACATTCTTAAAGCATCTTCATTAAATCTATCTTCTGGATTACCAACTGTTCTAATAATCCCGTATTCTAAATCTTTTAAAAAACTTTCATTTAACATTACCACTTCTTGAGTTAATAAATCATAAGCAAAAGAATTAATAGTTAAATCTCTTCTCTTTAAATCTTCTTCCAGCGATGGAGTAAAAGTAACGGAATCTGGATGTCTTCCATCTGTATATTTTCCATCTGTTCTATATGTAGTAATTTCATAAGATTGGTCAAAAAATTCATCTATAACTGTTAAAGTACCATGTTTAATACCACTATCAAAAGATTTTAATCTAAGTGATGCAATAATTTCTTTAACTTCTTCTGGTGTTGCATTTGTGCATAAATCATAATCTTTAGGTGTTTTTCCTAATAGTAAATCTCTAACACAACCACCTACTAAATATAATTCTTTGTGATGTTTAAAAAAGAAAGCTTCATGTAAATGGTGTAAACTACTATATAATAAACTACTAGTACCATATTTTGATTCATTATAATTGATTGATTTAATTAGTTCTTTTTTTACTCTGTACATAATTTAATTATCTTCTTCTCTTACAATAATAGCAAACTGACCATCGTCATCCTTATCACTATCATATAATAATGTATGCTGGTCACCATAACCGCTAATAAATTTTACTTTATACAAACCGGTAAGACCCTTAACCTCTAAATAACTGTTAAGTTCAATTTTTAACTTACCTGGGTCTGAATAATACGGTCCACCTAAATCACCGCCATGTTCGATAGCAGCCTCTACTATACTATTAATAGCTAATAGTTCCTCTTCTACTTTATTCTTTATGTTGTTTTTTGTAAGTAATGTATATTTTTTCATTATTTTACCTCTGTAATTATATTAGGAGAGTTATCTCCTACACAACGAGCATTTTTTTCTTTTAATTCTGTTAAGAATTCATTAATGCGTTTTTCTCGTAATTCAACGTCCTCTTTAGTAGACCAGTTAACATGAAAATGTGTGTCATCAAGCCATGTTATAGCATTAATACTACATCCACTTTCTTGTAAACTTTTAATCCTCACCTTACATTTTTCTACTGCTTCTTCATGTTTAGTCATATTGTTACTCCTAATTAATAGATACATCAACATTAATCTTATATGCATCTCCATATCGAAAAATTTGATATACATATGAATTTACTTCTTTAGATGTTAATTTAATTAATTCTTTTTTTTTTTCTTTGTGCATACTTTTTCTTTTACCATTATCTTTATTATACAATAATTATATGGTTTTATCACCTATTTTAAATCCTTTTTTCATTATTTAAATCTCTACTTTCTCATTATAACAGCAAAGTAGATTTGCTCCTCATCATATTCTCCATTCCAATCAACAAATGACGCTCTATATTCTTCTGTCAACTTTCTTAATTTCAAATATTTATTTAATTGTTCTTGTATCGTCTCAGGACAAGTGAAATAAGCACCTCCTTTGTCACCACCATGATTCACTGCTGTTTCAAGTAATTTGTTTAATAACAATAATTCTTCTTCTAATTTATTTTGAACATTATCTTCTGTAATTATTTTATTCATAATTATTTAAAGTCCTCCTTGTTCATACATTAATTCTTCAATACATACAACTTGCTCTAAGAACTCCGCACACTCTTCTCTTTGCTCAATCCAACCTGTTCTAGGGCTTGTACCACAACTGCCAAACATTTCTACAAGCATTTGCCAAATAACTGTGTGTCTTGTTTGTCGTTCAAAATCCACACTGATTTTTTCAACATCTCTAAAAGTGAAATACTCATCATTTTTATGTTCTCGAAGTGCTTTAATAAACATAATAAGAAAGCAGTCATCTCTATATTTAGGACGAGAAAATGGGTAATTGTCTTTACTATTTTTAAACTCAACCCATTCATCTTCATATTGTTCTAAAAGTCCTTCATACCAAAACACTGAATGTAGGGCGTTTAACATTTTTTTATTATAGTCTTTAATTTTAATCATTATTTAAAGTCCTCCTTATTAAGAACTATGACTGGCCTTCCATATTGATAAGTACCTGGTAATGGTAATCCTGGAATTTGAGAGTCATTAACCATTGCCTCAAACTTAGTTTTACCATTTTCATCTAAATACTCTGGATTTCCATCAGCAATACCTTGTTTATAAATCTTTTCGACTTCTTCACAGATAATGTGTGGGTTAAATTTAATTTTGCAAGTTCTAACAAGCACATGATAACCACCACCTGTATCAACTACAATATAATTACCTTTACCAAAATATTTATTAAATACATCTTTTAAATCTTTAAAATATGGGCTTGGTTTAATATAATTTACAAAAGCAATAATATCATCACCTTTTTCTTCTTTTATATAAGGGGGATCTTTAAACCAAGCGGGAACATCAATATCATAATCCATCCAATAAACACTACCTTTACATTGTGCTTTATAGTGTTTAATATTGTTTTCTAAATTACTGAAGTTTTGATAAACAGGTAGTACATCTGATTTCCAATTCTTTTTATCAACAAGAGCTGCCTTAACAATAGCGGATTTGTTATTATTAATTGTCTCTACAACTTTATCTGCTACCTTAATATCATCTGCCGGATTAATATAAATTAAAACAGCAAGTGTTTTTTCTGGTAATGGTTGACCTAGTGCAGTTGTATAGGCATATTTATCAACATTGAATCTTCTAACATGTCTTAAGAACTTTTCGAATTCAAATGGAGCTTCTTCTCCATCTTGAATATGGTCAATTTTAGGTGCTCTAACACATTGAACAGCAAGAAATTCACTTTCTTTTCTTGTTAGTCCAATTGTTTCTTGTTCCTCTTTAGTTAGTTTTTTATGCCTTGAAACCATTACCATTGAGTATGATTCATATGGAAGTGGTTTAAAAAGAGCGTGATTGAAGAACCATTCTAACTCTTCTACACTTGAAATTACTTGATACATTTCTGAATTTTGTTCCATTTTTTAAATCTATCCTTATTCAACCTTAATTTTTGTTCCTAAATATTGTCTATCATATCCTGTACTATAGCAACTACAAACTGAATTTATAATAGAACTGTTAATTTTTTCTATAGGTGTTTCTTTACTATATTTTTGAATATAATAATCATCTATAATTAAATATACAATCAAATGATTACCTTCATCATCTTCCCCAGCATCATGTTGATAGATGCCTTTTAATACTCCGATACACTTTAAGTCTTTTTTGAAAATTTGTTTCATGTTTTTTACCTCTACATAATTATTATACTATATTAAGTTATAAAAATCAACCATTGTTTTTAAGCATAAAAAAAGCTCTCCGAAGAGAGCTTTAATTTTTAGCTTAGTTTTTCTGATTAAGCAGCGGTTGTGTCAACAACTGTACCGGCAATTAATAAATCTTTATTTAAAAGTTTTAAGTCGTATAAAGTACTGAAGCCTTGGCTCATTCCACCATCAGCAAATCCTAATAATTGGGTTGGGACGATTGCCATATAAGGTGCATATACTGCAGCACTTGTATTTAATTCATCACCGTTGAAACCGCAAACGAATTTACCTGGAGCAATACTTGGAGTTACATAAACTTTTAATCCGTTTAATGTTCCTGCGAAATATGGACCATTGATTTTTCCGCGTGGTGCTTCTTTCCAACCTGGGACTAATGTAATAACGGGTTTAACGTTAGATGCTATAATCATATAGTTGGCTGAGTGTTTTTGTGTCTTATCATAAATAGCTTGACTTGCTTTTTCAATGATTTCACTGAATCCTGCATAGTGCTCTAATTTACCAACGCCTAATGGAAGTTTTTTATCAAAAGTTAAGTCTGAAGAGACTTCAGCATTAGCAATTAATAAGTTTGTAACTTCAGTATCAATTTCAAATGATAATTCAGCACATGCTTGAGTTGCTAATACTTTACTTAAATCCATTCCTGTTTCAGTTTTTGCTTGGAAAGCTGCCATTTGTGAATAATAGATAGCAATTCTACGTGGTTTTGCTTCTAATGCCATACCTGACATAACTGCATTTAAGATTGGAAGGTCGTTTTGTGGGATAACTGCGTTATCATAGATATAACGAACTTTGACTGAGCCAGTTGCACCTGTGATTTTGATTGTGCCTTTTGCTGCATCAACAATTTCAACTGAAGCACCTGATTCTGCTCCAACTAAAGCGACTTCTTTAACTGGAGACCATGCTAATGTAGCTGCTCCAGCCTCTCCCACTACAACTGTTTCAGATAAGAATCTTGAAGTGTATTCACTTCTTGCTTCTGTCATCTTACCAAGTCTGAATGGGTCATTGAAGACTTCGCCTTGTGCAACTCCGCCTTTATTTGAACCTGCTACGAATTGGACATATTGGATATATCCGGACATTGCTGCCATTGGTTTAACGATAACTAAATCGTTAGCAATTAAGTTTGGCAACGCGACTGTGGTTAAGTCTAAAGTAAACTTTTTGAATAAGCCCATGTCAGCACGTTGTGTACCGACTGAATTACTGAAAGATTCATTTAAGAATTTTGCAGTGTTATCTAAGACTTTTGCGATGGTGATTTTTTGATTTTCTGTCAATTTATCACCAGCGTGACTTTTACTGTAAACGCCATCAGAGTAACTTAATCTTTTTTGGTATGTTTCTAATAATTTTTCCATACTAATTAATTTCTCCTATTTTGTTTTTGATTTTATTTTAAGCTAATTGAGTCTAAGAATGATTCGTCTATATCATCATCTGGATTGTGTAATTTTAAGGGATCATTTCTTGATTCTGTCACTTGTACCCTGACTTTTCTGTCAAGACTGAAAGGTAGTTTTTGCATGTTCAGTTCATATTCTTGCAAATCTTCACAAACTTTATCAATATCTTCAAAATTATAAGATTCAGACAATTTATTTTTAATTTCAATTGGCTTTACTCCTAACATATCAGCACGGATTACGATGTATTTATCAACGGCTTGATTTGCTAATTTTTTATAACTTTCTTTAAGATTGATTGCTTTATGAAGTTTTTGGCTTAATTCATCTTTTTGTTTAGATGAATCAGTTCTCTCATTCTCTAAAGATTCATTCAATTGTTTAATTTTAGATTCAAATTCTTCTTTTTGTTTATTTAAACTTTCATTTAAATTAGCAATTTCTTTTTCCTTATTTGAAATAGATTCATTTAAGGTAGTTTTAGAATCTTCTGATTTCTTACTTTCATTCAATCTTTGAATTTCAGATTTTTGAGATTCAATCGTTTGATTTTTGACTTTGAGTTCTTCTTCCAAAGTTGAAACTTTTTCAGGTAATCCTTTTGATTTATAAGCGATTGTACTTAATCTAGTAGTAGCACTTTTTAATTTACTACATTCTTCATCTAACTTCTTAACCTTAGTATCACTAACTGCTAACTGTTCTTGAAGCGATTTTACTTTTGCTTCTAAATTTGATTTGCTTTCTAAAGCTTCTTGCAAACTCTTGATTAATTCCACTGACCCATCATTATTGGCTTCTTCTGGTTTATCAGAATTTGTTTGAGAATCTTCACTCTCTGCGACTATATCTTCACTCTTTTCAGAGTTGGGACCTTCTTTTGACTCAATTTCTATATTGAGATTTTCTAATGTTTCTTTCATTACTTTTTTATCTTCTGCATTTGCTGTATTTAATGATTCAGTTAATGCCTTCTTTAAATTTAGCATATTAGTATCTAAAGATTCAACCATAGTCATTCTTGCACCTTCAACGCTTGGTGTTAATACTAAATCAAAGCATTTAAAATCATAAGAATCAGGAACAACGGATTCACCTTCACCATAATCATCTGGCTCTACATCCCCATTTCCTCTTGAACTAATTCCTAATTTAAATCCGTATTTGGCTAATTGATAAGCAATTTTGCCTAATGGAGTATCTAATATATCAAAGTAGCCGATTAGTTTTCCTGAGCTGTCTTTTTTAGGTGCTTCAGGCATCATAATAGCTATTTTTTCTGGCAATACATCATCTCTATCTTTTGGATGGTCTAGTTCTCCTGGAATACCACCATTAGCTAATAATTCTTTTATTACAGTGTTTTCAGTAAAAACTTTTTCCCACAACTCTTCAGAATATTTTCTACCATTACGAGTTGGTCTTACTACGTCAGCAATAGGCCCATATAAACGACCCAATATTCCTCTTTTTTCTTTTTCCTCTGGAGTTAAATCAGTAAATGCTAATGCTTCTCTAATGACATCTTTCATCTATTATTTATTCCCTCCTTATTAAATTGTACCTAAAACATATTTATAGATATTTTCATTTAATTTAGCATTAAAAAAAACCAATTTTGTTGAATTGGCTTTAATTTAAAGTGTATAATTAAGATTAACTTACTTTTTTATATTATCTATAGCTTCAAGCGTATTATTTAACATCTTATTAATATCTTGATTTTTATACCAAGTGGAATAAGTGTCTTTTGTAGCTATTGAATTTTCTGATATCCCAGTTTCATTAAAAAATTTTCTACTTTCAGGGTATTTAACTCTTAATTTATTAACAAATATTCTATCTTCAAATCCACCTTCATCTTCTGGATTTATATTATCAAAAATTTCTTTTTGAAATATTTCCCTTGATATAGCGAACAATTTAAGTCTTGTCTTATTAAATTCAATAAAACAATTTGGATTTTCATCTATTTGTTTTAAATATTTTGAGCCATCTTCTCCTGATATAATTGAATCATCATCTAACATAATTAAATAGTCATAACTGGAATTTAAAAATTTATTTCTTAATTCATTTCTAGCTCCAACTATACCTAAAGGTTTATTATATTTGTATAATAAGCAATTAATGGAACAAATATCATTCTCATCAGCTTTTCTCCAGTTTTGAGCAATTATAAAAATAGGAATATCAAATAAATAATCACATTTATTTATTAGTTTAGAAAGAAGCTCTTTCCTTGCTTTTCTTACTTTCTCGTCATCAGGTAGATATGAAATTATGCCTATAACTTTTTCCATTATTTTATATATTCAAATGCTTTAATATCACTTCTAATAAGTTTTAGAATAGTATAAATAGGTTTTAAATCATACGTTTTATAGTAGTTATTTAAAACACGAGATATTTCTTCTGCTCTTGAATGAGAAAAGAACATTGTAACGCTCTTTTCATCTAAGTGTTTTGCAAATAAAAGTAGTTGTAAATTTAAACTTGATAATGTAGTTAATACATCAAAAGGTTTATCTGGTTCCTTAACTAAGTTAATGTATAGTGAGGATCTTTTATTATTATAACTTTTTCTTAATTGTTCATAAAATTGAGTTATTTCAAGAGGTCTATTATCATTTACAAATTTTATAACCTCAGCAGGTAATTCGGGAGATGTTAGAAGTTTGCTTATTTGGGATTTTACATCCTTACCTTCTTTTTGAATTGTTGTTAACAACAGTAATAAATCATTTTTGTTTAGCATTGCTTTTTTCCTTTTCCTTTTATTTATTGTTTTTCAGTTTGTGTCATATCTATATTCAATTCAGCTGGGCTTGGAATATAGCTTTCTTCTCCAGTTGGTTCTTCTGTTTTACTTAATGGAACTTCTTCTTCAGGTGTTTCTTCTTCAGGCGTTTCTTCTTCACCTTCTAATTCTAAACTTGGAATTGGTTCTTCGCCTTCACCTTTTTTAGGTAGTTCAGGTTCTGAAGTAGAATCTGGTGTTTCAGCTTCTAGCTTATCAATTTGTTTTTGAATTATAGAAATAACTTCTGGATTATTTACAACAGAAGCTAATAATAATTTTAATATTTCTAATTTTGCTGACGCATCTGGAATATCGCTTAATTTATCCATTATATCACCAATATATCTAATTCTATTGTCGTTATTTGTTCTTCTATTTACTTCTTCTTGAGTTATAGGTGTTTGCATTCTAATTGTAAATTTATTAATGTAAGAAGTTAATCCTCTATCTAATAGATATAAATTAATAATATCTGTGAGTGCTTGACATAAAACATTTTGTATTCTTTTAATTGTTTTACCATATCTACTTGAAATAATAGATAATGAAGTACCACCATTAAATCCTGTACTATCATCAGTTAAGCCAAAGTACTGTTTTGGAATTTTTAATGAACCAAACAATTTATTTTGGAACCAATCTAAGTCTGTTAATTTCTTTGGGTCAAAATCAGTCCCCATTTGACTAGTAGTAATTAATCCTTTTCCTTCGTGGATTGGAATAATAACATTATTTTCAACTGGGCCTGGGTTGGTTGATTCATTCATTGATTTTCCAGCATTAATAGATGATTTTTGTTCAAATAAACGTTTAATATTAGCTAAATGAAGTTTAACTTTATCTTTTGGCATGTCTCCAACTTCAACTTGGAGTAATCTTACAACACTTGATTTAGTTAATCTGTTTAATAAAATTGAATTTTCTAACAAGCTAAGTTCTCTCCATATTCTAAAGGAGTTATAAAATAAAGATTTACCTCTTTTAACTTTATAAACTACAGGCTTTGATTTTTTAGAATTGTCTTCAGTAAATATACTAACTTCTTCAGGTGTTCTACTTGAATTGTCTTCTAGGCATGCATGAACAAAGCTTGTTGCTGGGTATATATCAATATCTTCTTTTTTAATTTTATATCTTAAATAACTATTAAGTGAATTATCATCATAAGTTTGAACTGAAGTTGGGGCTTGAATATAACCCATTGTCTTTCCAAATCTAGTTAATTCAAACATTTCTCCAGGGTTTGGAATTGCTTCTATATAATAAACATAAGAATCATTTTTAGAAGTAAGATTAACATTAATTGCTTCTTTTATAGGTGCAGATGACTTATTATTTTCTTCTAATAATAAATTTGTTTGTTCCCCAAATACATCATCATTTAAAGAATCAAATTTTTCATTTAGAGGAGTTTTTTCTTTAACTTCTTTAAACAAATCATCTTCTTCATAATCGGATTTTCTAAATAGTTTAAAATATAAATCACCATATTTAATTAACGAATGTGCCCAACCATAAATATTTTTATCAACATTCAGCATATTTAAAAAGTAATCAGTTAATTTACTTACTTTTGGGTCATCAGATTCTGACCATACTGTTCTTCCTTGGTCATTTGTTTCTACAGTATCTTCAGCATAGGTCTCTAAAACGGCTGACATAGTTGAATCTTGAGACATAGTATCAATTATTTGATATATATTTTCTCTAGATTGAGTTACGTTAGTAAAAGAATCTAAAGCACTTAAATCAATTGAATTTGATTCTCCTGCTTGAATTATATTATCTAATAATACATTATCTGTATCTATACCTATTTCAGGTGCTGGTTTAGGAACAGCTTTTATTTTTATAATTTCTTTCTTATCACTCATCTTTAATATCCTTCCACTTAGCTATCATTTAATTTAGCTTTAATTTAATTACCACATTAATATGTCTCCATCTATATAAGGTACGTCATCATCTTCTAATTGATTTTTCTTAAAACCATTACTACTTTGAGGTGGAGGTAACCCTTTAAATGGGTTATTCATTTTTAATAATTCAGATTCAAAATCTACTACTAATTGAGTTTCAGCATCTGGGGAATTAGTTTCTGAAAACATTTCTAAATTTTCTCCGTAATCATAAGCATATTGTTCTGCATTTTTACTTGCATTAAATACAGCACCACAAACAGCATCACTAACGTCTTTTCTGAATCCAGTTGGGTGGTCTATCTTTCCAGTCCCTATATTTCTCTCTAAATTAGTTATTTCTTCTATTAGAGCAACTGAATTAAACATTTCTATTCTTTTTTCATAAATTGTGTTTTTAAAATATTGATAAGGAACGCATACATGTGATTGTGGGTCTACTCTATCAACTGATAATTGTGAATATGGATAACCTTTAGCTAATAATGCTTGCCCTGTATCATAAGCTTGGAAAGAGTCAGTAGTAATTCCTTTAATATTAAATCCTTTATCCTTTAACCAATAAATAAAGTTTCTATTTTTTTCAAAGCTTATTTGATGGCCTCTAGGTGCTTTAATACTTACACTAAAAACTAAAGAATAGAATAAATCTTTAGATTGGTTTAAAGCATCTATAGAAGGTTTCTTACCTTTAATTATTACTCCAGCAATACCGGTCATATCTCCTGACACAGACATATCCATATGAATATATAATGGTTTTGATTTTACTTCCGGAGTTATTTTATTTAAATCAATGAAATCATAATATTGATCCTCATCTGCGGTACCTACTTCTATTATATCTTTAGAAAATGGATTTATTAAGTTATAATTAATTACTTCTTTTACAGCTCCTCCACTTATAAATTTAGATAAAGCACTTGAAGATATACCAGCGAAATCACATAAAGATGCTTCTATATCTTTTTTAAAGTCTACTCTATATTCTACAGGCACTGAAATTACCATATACCCTTTTACTCTATATTCATCTATATCCTCATTAGGTTGGATAATTTTAGATACTTTATATTTATCTCCTACAGCTACATTAAATCTTTCCCCTGAAAATTTTTCAGGTGGTTGAACATTCCAAACAGCTTCATCTACTATAAATATATTTTCGCCTTCAATTTCTAATTGTTTTTTAGTATGCTCTTCTAAGAATGATTTATCACTTCTTTTTGAAGAAGCTAATATTAAAATTGTATCAGCTTTACCTTTATATAAAAATCTAGTTTTCATACCGCCAATGGCTGTATTCATCATTTCTTTAGCTTTAGCTTTTTGGATATCTATACTTTGGTTTTTAATAAAATCTATTTCATCAAAAAATGCATAGAAAATAGGTTGGCCAATAACATCACTAGCTTGAGATCCTATTATTATATTTATATATTTTGGTGGTTCCCATAATTTATTGGTTCTTCCCACCATTGTCCCTTTTTCTAAGAACCAAGGCGATAATTTAACTGTGTTTTGAAATTTGCTTATACCAATATTTTCAGCTAAGGCTAATTTAATATTCATAAATGCAAACGCTATTTGTTCAGTTGGTTTTAAATGAAAATGCTCTAAAGGATTTTTAAGACATATTATTCTATGCATTAAATAAAGGCCAATTAAAATTGCTATTTCAGATTTTCCTAAACCTCTAGCACCTGTAAAGATAGCATTATTAAAACTAGTATGAATATTATCGGGAAATAACTCTTTTAATCTTTTTCTCCAATATGGGAACATCTTTGATTTTCCTTCTTGGTCCTTCCAGGCATATCCTAAATAGTTGTTATTATCAATAAATGTTTCAATATCAACAGGTATTTCTTTATAATCATCATACGTTAGTTTATTTAATAATTCTGAAGACCCCTTCTCATTCATTTCTTTTAGAATAGAAAGCGCCAGAGATTTTTCCTCTGGACTTAAATTGTTTAGAATTTCTTCTTTATTATTTAAAATATTTTCTATGTTTTTATTTTCCAAATCATTGACTCCTGAAAATTAAACTAAATTATAATAACAATATATAATATATAATATATTACCTATTAATGGTGCCCGTTGTGATACAACGGTATATACAATTTCTTTCCTTAAATTATACAACAGAGGCACTACCTCCGCCTTCTCCGCCACTTCCTGCGCCACTAGAATCTGTTCCTCCTAATTCACTGGGGGCACCTTCTAAGGCACCATCTTTTTGAGGCCAAAAACTAGGCTTAGTTATAAATATTGGCAGCCCATAATGGAAATGGTCCCTTTTAGTTTTCTTTTTCTTTTCTTCTAAATTATTTCTCTTAGCATTTAAAGCGTCGTCTTCTTTTGGTTCATGGTAGTCTACATCCTCAGATGAGACTTCGTTTGAATCGCCGTTTAAATGCATATTATCCGCGCTTAAATCTAGCGACTCAATTAATATATCTTCTCTATCAAAGGATTCTGAGGGGCATAAATAATCTGGGTGCATTTGATAATCTAAATCTTCGGCTAATCTTTCTAGATTTTCCATTGTACCTTCAACATAATAATCTATAATGGATTCATCTCCATCTATTACATTTTTACCCTTACCTAAGAATTTAACATTATTAGCTTTGCACAATTTTTTAAAGTCAGACATATATTCTTCTACTTCTTGTGGGTATTCATAAACATATAGTTCTGAAGCATCTTCTGTTAAGGACATTTCTGCTGATTCTAAATTTGCTTTTAATTCTTTTAATGTTGATAAATAACCTAAATTTCTTAACTCTTTGAATATTAGATTGCCCATTCCATATTCACCTTCTTCTGCTATGGATTTCTTTCTCATATCATAAACATCTTCAATAAATTTATTTATTTGGGATAATCTATCTAGAGATTCGTTGGTTTTCTTTGCATCTACAGGCATAAAATTTGTTACATCATAGCCTATTCTATCGCTTAATGATTTTAAGTTTGATTTAGTATCATCATCTGCTGGAACACCATCTTTAAATATTAATTTCATAGGTTTTGAAACAGCAATATCTTCACCTGGTTCATAATAAATAGGCCTACAGTCTATGCCAGCTGATATAAATCCATCTATTTGTAATCCCATATTGAAAGTGCAAGGTGAGCCAGTAATATCTTCAAAATCATCTAATATTTTATCCATAAGTTCTGCTTTTTTATTAAAGCTATCTTCATCATGCTCTCCATCTTTAGATAAGATTTGATAATGAATTAATGATGAGCCTTTAAATTCATCATATGGTTTTTTACTTACTACGTTAAAACCTGCCTCATCAAACTTTGTTTCTAAAATCTTTAAATCTTCTTCTGGTACGGTAGAAAACTTTTCTTTTAAAGGCTCATTTGATTCTTCTTTAATAATATCAAAGTATCTATCTTTCCATTCATCAAATTGTTTTTCAAATTCTGATTCATCAAATTCAGGTATATTTTCTTGAACTGGCTCTTTAATCCATCCTTTATCTAATGAATAAACACCATTAGATATAGTATTTGTATTGTCCATTTCTACATATATTTCAACTGTGTGTTCACCTACTTTAGGCTCATATTTACTATTAAATAAAGCTCTATAAGCATTATAAACAATTGGTAATAAATTTAATGGGCAATCAACTGCATTACTATCAGCTATAATATGTAAATCAACATCGCTATCAGGAGTGTAATTATAAGAAGCATTACTACCAATAATTAATTTATCTATTACTTTAATATCAATTTCATCTTCTTTTAAGCATTCAATAAATTTTTGAACTATTTTTTCTAATGTTTCTTTTACTTCTGGCTTTAATGTTTTATCTTCATTCCAAAGAACTGGATTTAATTTATCATGTTTTTCAATTTTTTCTTCTAAACTATTTTCTTTCAATAATCTTGTAATTTGGTCTAAAAGATTCTTTTTATCTTTTTTTTCATAGTCGCTTGCAGGCTCAAATCTTTCAACTTCTATCTTTACTCTTTCTAGTTTTGCAATTTCTTCTTTTGATAATTTATCTTTCTGTAAATTACTAACTAATCTAAAATATCTATCTAATTTTTGACCTCTACCAGGGCCCCTTGCTTCTTCTAACTCTTCC